ATTCTTTTATTTTTTGGATACCGATGATCTTTACATTCTTTCGATGTTTCGGCTTGCGCGGTGGGCGTTAGGCGCTGGCTGCAACGATGGAAAATTGTGCCAGTACGAGCAAAAAATCCAAGAAAAACGCGTTCAACGAAATGATACCTGGGGTGCCATCGTCCCAATAACTGATCTCACCCGCGCAAAGGTGATGCTGTCGAATTGTAAGGTTAAGCAACTCTCGCTTTTCGGTGACGCGGCACTCGATGGCGGCAGTGAGGCTGTGAACCATTTTAACCAAAACCTAGAGAGGTGACGACATGGACGGTGACACCACCCTCGTAAACGCACCCGCGCTCCGGTCCTACGTCGACCGGGTCGCACATCTGCACGACGAGCGCGACAACCTCAACGGCGACATCCGCGAGGTCTACAAGGAAGCCAAAGAAGCCGGGTTCGATACGACGGTGCTGCGCGAGATTGTCCGCGAGTATCGCACCGACGCCGAGCCGCGCCAGTCGCGCTATGCGCTGCTCGACCAATACCGCGCCGCCCTCGGGATGCTGGCCGACACGCCGCTCGGCGAGGCCGCCGTCGAGCGCGAGGCCCGCCGGCCGCGCGCGTTCGCCGATCAGCCGTTGCATCGAGGTCGAGGCCGGCCCCGGAAAGCGAAGGGCGACCCGGTCGCCGACGCGATGCAGCGGGCGCAAGAGCACCTCGGCGGCGAGCACGCCACGGTGTCGGATTACCGGCAATGAGCGAACCCGAAATCTACACCGTCGCGGGTCGGGTGTCGGTCAATGACCCGTTGGAACCTCTCGGCACGATCAAATGCCCGCCAGATGATTTCCCGGCGGCGCTTGAAGCTATATTCGAGAAGGCCGCCGCTAAGGCGTTCAGGCACATTCAGGTCAAATGCGACAAATGCGACATAGCCGATCTTACACCGGACGAAGCAATCGAAATCGCGAACGACAACGGTTTTGATCGCGTGACTATGGACCTCGACGCCGATGGCAATGTCGTGTCTTTTGAATGGTCGCAGCCGAGGTCGCCGGCGGCATGACACTCGCCGAGCGACCCGCTGCCCGCCGCGAGCGGTTCCGGCTGACACCACCGGAGCCGGGCGAGCGCGATGTGCACAAGAGCGTCGCGCACGCCCTCGACCGCCTGTTGCTGCCGCCGGCGATGTGGTTCACCTATCCGGCCGGCGCGAGCATCCTGTCACCGCAACAGGCGGCGCGGCACATCGAGATAGGGTTAAAGCGCGGGCTGCCCGATCTGTGGTTCCTGTTTCGCGGCGTGTGGCTCATCGAGCTAAAGCGGCGCGGCGGCACATTGTCGAAAACCCGCATCGTGCGCACCAAACGCGGCAGCCCGCGCGTCCTCGTCGGGCAAGAGGAAGTGTTCCCGCAATTACTCCGCACCGGCGCGGTGAACGCCATCGCCGTCTGCTACACCGTCGACGAGGTCCTCGAACAATTGGACCGCTGGCAAATCCCGAGGCGACGCACCAATGGCTGAATTCGCCAAACGCACGCGAGTCCCGGTCGACCGGACCCGGCTGCAGATCGAGGACATGATGCGGCGGCGCGGTGCCGATCAATTCTTCTCCGGGGCCGACAAAGAGCGGGCCGTGCTCGCGTTCCGGCTCAACGGGCGGCACATGCGCTTTACCCTGCCGCTCGGTGACACCCGCTCGCAACAGCAAATCATGGCGCGGTGGCGCGCATTGTGGCTCGTCATCAAAGCCAAGCTCGAAGCCATCGACGTCGGCATCATCACCATCGAGGAAGCGTTCCTCGCCGAGACGATCCTGCCCGACCGGCGCACCGTCGCCGACGTGATGCTGCCGCAAATCGAGAGCGCCTACGGCACCGGCAAGATGCCGCCGCTGCTCCCGTACTATGGCGACGGAGGTCAAGCGTGAGCATCGGTGAATTTAACGTGTGCCAATTCTTTGCCGACGATTCCTACGAATACGTCGCGCGCCACATCGACTCGGCATCCGCCGTCGACTTGGCGATGCGATTGACCGACACCCTCGGCGCTCGGCTCGGCACGACGCGCCGCGTCATCATCACCGATGGCGGCGATGACACAAATTTCGAGTGGCTGTACGGCAAGGGCGTCACGTTCCCGCAGCGGGCAACATGATGGCAAAGTCCGCGCCAAAGCCGCTGCGCACGATTTGCGAGGTCCGCGTCGCGCAATACATCCGCGACCACATCGACGCGCAATACCAGGGTCACGCCGCCGACGTCGTCGACATCGTCCTGCAAGCACTCGAACAGCCGGATCGCGTGATGCTCGATGCCGGCCTCGCCGAGCTTAAGCTCGCGGTGCCGCCGCCGGCGACGCCGCTCTACCTGCGCAATCTCGCTCGCATGGTGTGGCGCACGATGTTGGGGCAGACCGAGTGAATTCGCCCTCGGCCTATTACCGCCAGCATCACGGGGTCGAGGCCCCGCGCATCGACAATGTCGCATTTCAACCCTATTGGCGCATCAGGACCCGCACGCGCCTCGACCGGCTGCTCGCGGACGGCTCGATTTCGCTGGCCGCGTGGCGTGCCGGTTTGCGGTTCCGCGCCGCCGTCGACCACCTCTCGGGCGCGCGCCGCAGCCATGCCGACCGGGTCGAGGGCGGCGGACGCTCGGGCGTCGGACGCCTCGACGCCATCGAGCATCTCGGCCGGGTCAAGGTCGCGCTCGGTCCTATCGCGACGGCGCTTGTTTGGTCCTGCGTCGTCGACGATGCTTCGTGGTCTGCGGTCGGTGCGTGGCTCGGCATCGACCCGAAAACCGCCCGCCGGTGGACAATCGTTGCATTGCAAGCACTCGCCCTCGATGAACAACGGAGGTTATGAGATGCAGGGTAAAATGATCGTTTACCGGCCCGACAGCCGAACCCCGGCCGTCACGCATTTCGCCCGGCCGCCATCGCTCGGCACGCTGCAGAAAGTGGTCGGCGGGTACATCGAGGCGGTCCCCTATTGGAACACGTACCTCGACACCGACGCGGTCGAGGCGGTGCCGTGTTTCGCGTTCTGCAATGAGCACGGCAAGCTCGAACAGATGCCGCACAACCACGCCGCAACGGCGCTGTGGCAGCAAGCCATCGAGCGCACATACGGCAAACCCGGCACGCCCGGCGGCGACACTCTCGTCGGTACGGTGGCGATCCTCACCGGCGACGACGAGTTTATGCGCGCGCTCACCGACGATGAGGACGAGTCGTGATGGCGCGGCGACCCGCGCTGTTAATCGTCAACGTGCGCCCGCCGCTCGATGCAAAGCCTCACCTCGGGCGGACGCTCGCGGTCCTGGCCGCCGTTGCGGTCCTCGTCGCCGTTCTCGCGATGGTGCGGTGATGGCGCGGACCTGCGGCGGCTGCGCCCTGTGTTGCGATCTGATCCCGGTGAAGGAACTCGGCACCAAAGCCTTTTGCGGCTGCCCGCACCGGCGCGACCTGTTCCACACGTCGGGGCCGGGCTGCGGCATCTATGACCGCCGGCCGCCATCCTGCCGCCTGTGGCGCTGCATGTGGCTCGGATCGCCACCGGAGAACATGGCCGACGAGTTGCGGCCGGATCGAGTCGGGTTCGTCGTCGATGAGAATGTCGACCTCGTGAAGGTGGGCGGCGTCGACACCGTCGTCGGGCAAGTGTGGGTCAGTCCCGGGCACGAGCAGGATTACGAGCAGGACGGAGCCGCGCCCGCCGTCATCCGCGCGCTCTGCGACGAATATGGCGCGGTGTTGTGGCGGCTGCCGCCCGGTGACCGTGCCCGGCTGTTCCGCAAAGGCGCGAACGGCAATGTGGAACTGTCGCCGATCATCATGACACCCGACTCGCACGAGACGAGCCTCGGGCCGGCGGGGGTGCGGCTGGCGCGCGCGGCGCAAATCCTGGCGAGGCGCAAATGATGATGGGCGAGGAAACAGTGCGCAGGCATGTGCCGCCCGACCAATGGGACCTTTGGCGCAGCTTCTTCGCGGTCAAACCCTATCGCGAGCCGCCGGGGTTTCCGGTGGTCGGCTGTGGGTGGATGCTCATTGCGCAGATCGCGTGCGGCTGCATTGCCTACGTGCCGGTGCCGTCCGCGCGCGTCGAGCCGGATTATTACCTCGTGGTGCGCCCGTGCGATCCGACATGAGCGATGCAGTCTATTTCGGCGTCATCCGATGGAACGGCGGCGAGAGTCCGCGACGGTTTTACGACGAGGTGCCGCGCGAGCTACTGCGCAAGGGTGCACCGCTCGTGTACTGCACGCGCCTCGATACCCTGCCGAACGGCGACGCGATGGTGAACGCACCGCTCGACCATCTGATGCGTGTCTATGTGTACCTGCGCGACCGCAACAAGCTCCCGGCCGAGGACCGGGGCCGGGAATTGAAATAGCCGCCGCTCGTGAGAGAACCGTGCAATAGGAGCGAGCCGTGACGTGTGAGAGAACCGACATAATGGAGCGAGCCGGGCAGCGTGAGAGCACCGAAAGAGTAGAGCGAGCCGGGCGGGCACGCGAGAACCGTGAGACGAGAGCGAGCCGATCTAACGGAGAGAACCGTCATCAGCGAGCGAGCCGGTGTGGATGAGAGAACCGAAAGACGTGAGCGAGCCGTGCTACCGGAGAGAACCGTCATGAGCGAGCGAGCCGAGTGCGGCGAGGGAACCGAAAAGATTGAGCGAGCCGTGCGCCAGGAGAGCACCGAGAGCCAAGAGCGCGAGCCGTAACAAGGGATGGCACCGCAAATGGTGAGCGAGCCGTGATGTGCGAGAGCACCGCCAACGATGAGTGAGCCGGGATGCGCGAGAGCACCGAACAGTTGAAAGAGAGAGCACCGTTACGCAGGAGCGAGCCGAGTCGGTTGAGAGCACCGAAGTCGTTGAGCGAGCCGCTGCAAGCGAGAGAACCGGATAAGTGGAGCGAGCCGTGTATGCGGAGAGAACCGCAAGGCGTGAGCGAGCCGTAACGAGGGATGGCACCGCAAATGGTGAGCGAGCCGTGGCCGACGAGAGCACCGAAACGCCAGAGCGAGCCGTGGATAACGAGAGCACCGAGCGGGGCGAGCGGAGCCGTAGATGACGAGAGGACCGAAATGCGGGAGCGAGCCGTGCGCGACGAGAGCACCGAATTGTCGGAGCGAGCCGTTGAAAGAGAGAGCACCGTTACGCAGGAGCGAGCCGACACCAATGAGTGAACCGTGAAGCGGGAGCGAGCCGTCGGACGTGTGAGAACCGGAGCGAAGGAGCGAGCCGCGCATCCAGAGAGAACCGTGGGGGATGAGCGAGCCGAGTGTCGCGAGAGCACCGAACGAACAGAGCGAACCAACAACAGCGAAAGGAAGAGTCATGGCGCGGACGATAATTGACGACGACGACCTCGACCTTGAATTCACCGAGCAACTGACGCGCGCTGATGTAGCAGCGGCGTCGCATCTCGGCGACGCGGAGGTGCGCTACCTTGTCGACGCCTACTACATCGCACAAGAGAATCGAAAGCGCAGCGCCGGGCAAGTCCGCGCGCTCGCCGAGGTGACACCGAGCCACCCGCGCGCCGAGCCTAATGTCATCGTCAATTGGCTCGAAAAGCAAAACGCGAAGATCGAAGCGCAGATCAAGCGCGTCCTCGACGCCTACACACAAGCGCACCCTATGGGCGATTGGATGAGGTCCCATGTTGGTGTCGGTCCGGTCATCTCGGCCGGGCTGCTCGCGCACATTTATATGGGAACGTGGTGCGCCGACTGTCACGCGCACGACGAGGAAACCTGCGCGGCGCGGCAGGCGGACCCGAAAGCGAAAGGGCCGGCGCACGCTTGGCGGCCGGTCGATAGCTGCCCGACCGTCGGCCACATCTGGCAATTCGCCGGCATCGCCGGGGCCGGGCAATTGCCGTGGAAGAAAGGCGAGAAACGCCCGCACAACGCCGATCTCAAAGTGCTGACGTGGAAGCTCGGTCAGTCATTTATGAAGTTTCATAATCATCCTGGCTGCTATTACGGCGCAGTGTATGCGGAGCGCAAAGCCTACGAAATCGCGCGCAACGTGCCCGGCGGGTGGAACAAGCCCGAGGTCGAGCGCCGGCTAAGGGAAGGCATCGGGAGGAAAGGCACCGAGGCTCATACATACCTAATTCGCGGGTTGCTGCCGCCGGCCGCGATGGACGGGCGGGCGCGGCGCTACGCGGTGAAACAGTTCCTCGCCCACATGCACGGGGTTTGGTACGAGCGATGGTCAGGACGACCGGCACCATTGCCATACCCCATCGCACACCTCGGCCACGCACATTATATCCCGCCGCCCGGTGACACTGGCCGGCGGCGTGCGGCGGGTTAGCCGACACCGTGGAGAGCACCGTACTACGGGAGCGAGCCGCCGCTTGTGAGAGCACCGAAAGACCGGAGCGAGCCGGTCGAGTTGTGAGAACCGATGTACAAGAGCGAGCCGGGGCACCCGAGAGCACCGCTTGAACAGAGCGAGCCGTCGCGCACGAGAGACCCGCCATGCATGAGCGAGCCGGGCGAAGCGAGAGAACCGTTGAAGGTAGAGCGAGCCGCTAGCTGTTGAGAGCACCGCAGGACCGGAGCGAGCCGCGTGCAGCGCGAGAACCGTCACGCAAGAGCGAGCCGGACAAGGTGAGAGCACCGAAAAGTGTGAGCGAGCCGGCAGAGATGAGAGCACCGAAAGGTTTGAGCGAGCCGCGCAACGCGCGAGAACCGTGGATAAGAGCGAGCCGGTGGTGGTGAGAGTACCGAAGATCGCGAGCGAGCCGTGCAAGGGGAGAGAACCGAACGATCCGAGCGAGCCGCGTGAGGCGAGAGAACCGTTGATGGAGAGCGAAGCCGTAGGACGGGAGAGGACCGGCGCAATTGAGCGAGCCGCCAATGACGAGAGCACCGAAAGATGAGAGCGAGCCGGTGCAGTTGAGAGCACCGTAAGGATGGAGCGAGCCGCACGCACAGTGAGAACCGGGCGCGTTGAGCGAGCCGTGAGAACCGAGTGAACCGTGGAACGGGAGCGAGCCGTCAGGGGCGAGAGCACCGTCAAGCGAGAGCGAGCCGTGATGAGGCGAGAGAACCGTATCAGGGGAGCGAGCCGTTCATGCGGAGAGTACCGTGCGTTGGGAGCGACTACGCAATTTACCTGGGTTGACACGTAATTCCCGATTTTGGTAATGGGTTGAGCATCATCGGATTATTGTCTGATGATGCTCACCTCACATGCCCAATAGACCACCGATCCACCGATCTTTCGGTGTCTCGGCGCTCGAACAAACGCGCCAGCATCAACAACAATCGCGGCGCGTCTCGCCGAGTCGTGTCTATGGGCGACGCTGGCAAAGGCTTCGCCTCGCCTACTTAGCTGCGCATCCCATTTGCGAGTGCGGCTGCGGACAACCCGCCTTAGTGGTCGACCACAAGCGCCCGCATCTCGGCGACCTCGCGTTGCTGATGTCCTGGGACAATCTGCAGGCAATGAGCAAGGCGTGCCACGACAGGAAAACCGCCGCCGTCGATGGCGGCTTTGGCAACCCGGTGCGGTGGTGAGATGGCCGATGGACTCAATGCCCATCCGTCGCCGGCGCATCACGGCCGGCAAGGTCGCTTGCCTCGGCGTGATCGTCGCGTTGATCGGCAACGAATTGACCGAGGGATGGGTGCGCGAGGCGTTCGAGGTCGCCGCCATCATCGTCGCGGCGATAGGGCTGATGCTCGAATGACAGACCCCATAGGGGGTCATTTTGTTTGGGCGATCAACGGCGTAGACCGCGTCCCAATAGAATTCTCACGGATACGGTTGAGCGCAAAATGAATCCGCGCAAGTCGACCGCCTCGAAACAATTGCGCGGCTCGCTGAACCCGTCGCGGGAACGCGAGCGGAAAGCGAACGCGCAGGCGGCGACGCCGAAAACGCCCGCCAGCGAAATGCGCGCGCCGCCGGGGTTGACCGAGACGCAGCGCAGGCTTTACCGGCGCACGGTGCGGTCCGCGCCGTGGCTGACGCCGGCCGATATTTCGGCGCTCGTGCTTTGGTGCAAGGCGCTCGACGCGGTTATGGCCGCGAGCGATCTGCACGCGGTCATGCGGCAGGCGGCGATGGTGTCGACGCTCGGCCGGCAACTCGGGTTGACGCCGGCCGGCCGGCGCGCGCTCGGGATCGACGCCGAGGCCGAGGCCGAGGCCGCGCAGCCCGGCGACCCGTGGACCGAATTGCGCGTGATGCGCGGCGGCCGGTCGTGACCGACCCGTCGCGGTTTGTCGCCGACGCGATCCGCTACGCCGAGCGGGTGGCGACCGGGTCGCACGCGGCGAGCTTTCATGCGCGGCTGGCGTGTCAACGGTTCCTCGACGACATCGAGGACAAACAGAGCGATTGGGAATTCCGCGAGGACCTTGCCCGGCGCTCGATGCTGTTCGCCGAGCAGTGCGCCAACATCAAGGGGCCGATGGTCGACCGGCCGTTGACCCTGATGGATTGGCAGAAGCTCGCGTTCTGCAACGTATTCGGGTTTGTCGAGCGGGGCGGCGAGAACCGCCGGTTCCGGCAGGCGGCGATCTTCGTTCCGCGCGGCAACGGTAAGACTACGATCAGCGCCCCGGTGGCGCTCTATGTGACCTTTGGCGAGGGCGAGGGCGGGGCCGAGGGCTACGCCGCAGCGGTAACCCGCGATCAGGCCCGCATCCTGTTCGAGACGGCGCAGAACATGGTGCGCAGGTCGGCCAGGATGCGCCGCGAGCTTGGCCTCGGCGTGCTCGCGAACTCGATTTATCAGGAATCGACCGCCTCGAAATTCGTCCCGGTGTCATCCGACGCCAAGGCGCTCGACGGTCTCAACGTTGCGGTCGCGGTTTGCGACGAAATCGGCTCTCACAAGACCTCGGAAGTGTACGATGCGCTCATTACTGCCACGGGTAAGCGTTCTCAGCCGCTTTTACTCTCCATCTCGACCGCAACCGGCAATAACGCCGGCATCGGCAAGCAGATTTGGGACTATGGGCTGCGGATTTTGCAACAAAGTGCGCAAGACCCTCGGTTTTTCGCCCTCATCTACTCAATCGACGACACCGACGACCCGTGGGCCGAGGAAACGTGGATAAAAGCTAATCCCGGATGGGGGGTCAGCGTTCAACCCGACGCGATCCGCGCGATTATGCGCCAAGCGCGCAACAATCCGGCGCAAGAGGCGGCGGCGCGCACCCGGCACCTCAATTTGTGGATAGGGGCCGACGAGGCGCTGTTTTCGAGCCGCTCATGGGCCGCCTGCACCGACCCGCGCCTCGCCATCGACGATTTCGAGGGGCAGGCGTGCCACCTCGCCCTCGACCTCGCCTCGAAAACCGATCTGGCGGCGCTCGTGATGCTGTTTCCCGAGCGCGACGGCTATGCGGTGTTTGCGCGCTGCTATCTCAACGAGGCCGCCGTGATGGAAGCCCGCAACCCGTCCTATCCGGGGTGGGCAGCCGAGGGGCACCTCGTCATCACGCCCGGCAACGAAACCGACTATTCGATCATCGAGGCCGACGTGATGGACCTGTGCCGCCGGTTCGACGTGCGCTCGGTGGCCTACGACCCGTGGGGCGCGACGCAATTCGCGCAGCGGCTCGGAAACGAGCGGGTGCCAATGGTCGAGTTCCGCGCCAATACGCAAAATTTCAGCGAGCCGACCAAGGAACTCGACGCGGCGATGCGCGCCGGCCGCATCCGGCACGACGGCAACCCGGTGCTAACGTGGTGCATCGGCAACACGGTCGGGCACTATGACGCGCGCGGCAACGTCTACCCGCGCAAGCCTCGGCCCGAGAACAAGATCGACGCTTGCACGGCGCTGATAATGGCAATCGCCCGCACGATGACCGACCCCGGCCCGAGTGTGTACGAGACGCGGGGCCTGTTCTCGATATGACGCTGCGCTCATGGCTCGCCACCATGATTGACCCGCAGCATACGGCGGCGACGCTGCAGGACCCGCCCGCGCTGTCGGAAGAAAAACAGGTCGGCGGCGGCGGCCTCGGGTTTGTCGGCGGGGTCAACTCGCTCGCGTTCCCGCAGCCGCTGCTCTATGCCGCGCTCGGCGGCTATGCGAGCAACACCGGGGTTCCGGTGACGCCGCTCACCGCGATGCAATCGGCGGCGGTCTATGGGTGCTGCAAGTGCATTTCCGAGGACATCGCCTGCCTCGACGTGCAGGTCCGCCGCCGCGCCGGCAAAGGGTGGGTCGTCGACCGAGACCATTATCTGAACCGGCTGTTCCGAAAGCCGAACCAATGGCAGACCGCGTTTGAGTTTTGGTCGTATCTGTTTTTTTGCGCGAGCCTGCGCGGCAACTATTTCTGCGTCGTGCAGCGCGACTATCGCGGCAATGCCACCGAATTGATCCCGGTGTCACCCGACCGGGTCACGCTGCGGCTGTCACCGACCTCGGGAATGCCGTGGTATCTCGTCAACAGCCGGTTTGTCGGCATGGGCGTGATGGTCCCGGCCGAGGATATGCTGCATTTCAAGAATATGAGCTTCGACGGCTATCTCGGTCTCTCGCCGATTGCCTGCGCGCAGGACAACATCGGCCTCGCGCTCGCGACGCAACAGCATGGCGCGGTGCTGTTCCGGCAAGGCGGGCAAGTCAGCGGCGCGCTAAAGCATCCCGGCAAGCTCGGCGAACAGGCAAAAAGCAACATCGCCGAATCGTGGCGCGACACGCATGGCGGCGTGCAGAACGCGCATAAGATCGTGATCCTCGAAGAAGGCATGACTTACGAAAAGCTCGCGATGACCAACGAGGATGCGCAATTCCTCGCGACGCGGCAATTCCAAGTCATCGACGTTGCCCGCATTTACCGAGTGCCGCCGCACAAGCTGCAGGAGCTTGGCCGCTCGACCTACAACAACATCGAGTCGCAACAACAGCAATACATCGACGATTGCCTGCAGCCGTACACCCGCTCGACCGAGGAAATGTGCGAGGACCGCCTGCTATTCGACGACGAGCGCGACGATTGGGAAATTCATTTCGATTTCACCTCGATGCTGCGCGGCGATCAGCTAAAGCGGTATCAGGCATATCAAATCGGCACCCTCAACGGGTGGCTCAACCGCAACGAGGTCCGCGCGTTCGAGGGGATGAATCCCGTCCCCGGTGGCGACGATTACCGGGTGCCGCTCAATACCGGCGACCCGATGCACCCGGAGACGCTCGGGCAGCAAACCCCGAACGGCGGCGGCGGTGATGGCGGCGGCGGTGGTGACACCGAGACCGACGACGAGGACGAAACCGAGGGCGCGAACGCATGAATCTCGTAACACCCGAGCGGTTCAAGTCGATGGGCCTCACGCGCACAAAGGCGGGCATCGTCAAACGCGCCACCCTGGCGGCGGTCGGGGTCCGCAAACAAAGCATCGCGCCGGTCGAGCCGGTCGACGAGCGCACGTTGCGGTTCACCATCTCGACCGGAGCGGTCGACCGCGACCGCGATGTGATCGACCCGAAGGGCTGGCAAATCGACGCCTATGGCCTCAACCCGGTGGTGCTGTGGTCGCATCAGACCGCGATGCTGCCGATTGGCAAGACCCTCGATGTCATCAGGACCGACGACCGGCTGCGCGCGGTGGTGCGCTTCCTGCCGCCCGAGGGTTACGGCGCGGCGAGCCAATTCGCCGACGAGGTCTATAAGCTCGCCCGCGACGGGTTCCTCGCGGCGACCTCGGTCGGGTTCCGGCCGCTGTCGTGGGATGTCACCGAGGACCCGGAGCGCGGCGCGGACGATTGGTGGCCGGGCGTCGATTTTCATGTGCAAGAGCTTGTCGAGCTTTCGCTCGTGTCGGTGCCGGCCAATCCCGAGGCGCTGATCGAGCCGGATGCGGCCGACATCGAAGAAGCGGTCGCGGGGTTCGGCGAGGCCGGTCCTGCGCGTCTGCAGCGCGAGGCCCGCGCCCGCCGGCGACGCGCCTACACCGCCGCGCTGCTCGGTGTGCATTCGTGAGTTTCTATCCTCGCTGCATGGGTGATTGGTCGATGCAGGAGTCTCCTACCACCCAGGCAAGAGGGATTTGACCATGCCCAATCAGGAGCGCCTCGCCGAATTGCGCCGCAAGCGGGCGGACATCGCCGCGAAGATGGCGGCTTTCATCAAACAGGATGAGGACCGGCCCGAGGACGAAGCGACGCCGCCCGAGGCGGCCGACGCATTCGAGGAATTGCGGGTCGCTCTCGCCGAGCTAGACGGGCGCATTCAGCGGCTCGAATCGGCGCTCGCGGCCGACGCCGGCGACGCCAACGGCGACAACGGCGGGGGTGACAGCAACGGCAACGGCGAGGCCGGGTTCACCTCGCGGCACCATCGCGGAACCGTGGCGCGGATGCCGACGAGCGGCATCCGGGTGCCGGCGGCGGCGACGCGCCGGGCCGCCAACGACGAGCCAGGGTTCCGGGTGGCGCGCTACCTCATCGGCTGCGCGCACCTCAAATGGTTTGGTTACGAGGCGGCGGCGAATTTCATCTCGAACCGGTTTGGTGATGACACCGTCGCCAAGGCGCTCAACATCGGGGTCGTCAGCGAAGGCGGCGCGCTGATCCCGCAGGATTTCGTTACCGAAATGATCGAGCTTCTGCGCGCCGAGACGGTGATGCGGGCGGCCGGGCCGACGACGCTGCAGATGCCGATGGGCAATCTGACGATCCCGCGCCTCGCCGGCGGCTCGACCGCGATGTATCAGGGCGAGCTTGACGACATCAGCGTCACCGAGGAAGCGTTCGACGACCTCAACCTCGTCGCGAAGAAATTGACGGCGATGGTGCCGGTCTCGAACGATCTGATCCGGCGCGCGCCCATCGGGGTCGAGACCATCGTGCGCGACGACCTCGTCGCCGGCGTCTCGCGGCGCGAGGACCTCGCGTTTATCCGGGGCGACGGCACCGCGAAAGGGCCGGTCGGCTGGCGCTCGCTCGTGTTGCCGGCGAACCTGCTCGCGGTGGCGGCCGGCGGCACCCTCGATGTCGTCGTCGCGACGCTGGCCGCGATGAAACTCGCGCTCATACAGGGCATGTCGCGCATGATCCGCCCGACCTGGGTGTCATCCGCGCCGGTGTTCGAGTTTATCGCCACCCGGCGCGATCAGGTCGGCGGGTTCTATTACAAGGATGAGGTCGCGCGCGGGTCGCTGGAAGGGTTCCCGATCTTCTACACCCAACAGATACCGACCAATCTTGGCGCGACGGGGACCTTTGGCTCGGAACTCTACCTCGCCGACATGGCGGACACGATCATCGCCGACACGCTCAACATGCAGGTCGATGCGTCGGACGTCGCCGCCTATTACGGCACCGATGGCAAGGTGGTCTCGACGTTCCAACGCGATCAATCGTTGTTTCGGATCATCACCGAGCACGATTTCAACATGCGGCATCTGCAGTCGCTCGTCGTCGCCATCATCCCGGCCGATTGGCAATTCACCGGCCTGCCGCCGGCTGCGGGCGCACCGTGGTCGACGCAGCCGCTCAACCCGCATTGGGCGCAGGCACCGGCGGCGTGGCCGAGCGCGGTGACACACGACGCCGCACCGACCGTCTACGATCCGGCGGTCGTGCATACCTCGGCCTTTGCCGGCACGCTCACTACCAATCCGGGCGGCGGACCCTATCCGCTCCCGGGCACCACGTTCGGCGGGCAGAGCGCGCCGGGCGGCGAGGGCGAGGGCGAGCAGCAACAGCAGCGAGGCCCGGGATCGAGGCCCGGCGGCGATACGCCGGCCGGTGGTGGAGGAAGGGGACGATAGATGAAAACGCCGACAGCCGACCAAGCCGAGGAACCCCGCCCGCAGGGGCAATCGGTCAACCCTCGCTCGTTTGCCGACATCGCCGAGAGCCGAACCGCCGGCCCGCATCTGGCGGTGCGGTTCCTGCGCCGGTGGACCGTCTATTTCGCCGGCGACTACGCGACGTTCCCGCAGCGGATGGCGATGCGGCTCGTGCGCGAGGGCTACGGCGAACCGGTCAACCCCGGGCAGGGGACGCCACCGCCCGACGCCATCATGGCGACGCGCTACCCGGTTCCCATCGAGGAACGCCGCCGGCGCGGCGAGTAAATGTTCGCCTCGCTGCGCGTCGTCACACCGCCCGCGCAAGAGCCGGTCACGCTCGACATGGTGAAAAGCCATTGCCGGGTCGACTCGGACTATGACGACGCCGCGTTGACGATGTACGCCACCTCGGCTCGCATTTGGGCCGAGGAATACCTAAACCGGGCGCTGATAACCCAGGAATTGTTGTACAACATCACAAGCTCGCCGCCGCCGACCGCCTCGCCGCTCGTGCCGCAATCGCTGATCGTGTTCCCGCTCAATTGGCCGCCGCATATCAGGAAGCCGATTGCGCTTCCGCGCTCGCGGGTGCAGTCGCTCGTTTCGTTCAATTACGGCGAGGTCGGCGACATGCAGCCGGCCGACCCGGACGACTATATCCTCAACCTCGATGTCGAGCCGGCGCAGATCATGATCGCCTCGCCGCTCGTGCCGATGATTCCGGCGCAATCGGCGGCGCTCGACTACATCTGCGGATACGGCGACGATCCCGAGGACGTGCCGATGCCAATCCGGCACGCGATCCTCGTGCTAACCGCGTTTTTGTACGAGAACCGGGGCGATGTCCCCGGCGACATGCCGAACACGGCATGGAACCTCTTAACCCCGTTCCGGTTGTGGCAATTTGCCGGATAATCCCTCGGGCGCACTGGCGAGCAGTGTTGGAATTGCCGCGCTGCGGTGGCAAGTGACACTCTATCGCCGCGACCAAGCACCAGGTCCTAACAGCGCGATCAGCGAGTCGCTCGTGCCCATCGCCACCGTGCGCGCCGACATTCAACCGACCTACCCGACGACCTATTACAACAGCGCGCAGGTCGACATCCCGATCACCCACCTCGTGCGGCTGCGATGGTGCGACTATGTAGAGAACACGCACGTCATCATGCGCACGACAACGAGGCCGAGCGATGAAACAAGCCGCACCGAATTATTCCGGGTCCGCCGGGTCAAAGAGGTCGGCGGGCGGAAAAGATTCGTCGAACTCGAATGCGAACTCGAAAGGGTCGGCACCACCACAGGCGACACCGACGCCGAACGCGAGAGTCTCTTTGCTGAAAACCCGGCGGTTTATCACTAAGGGCACCCGATGAGCGACAGCCTGTTGCAATATTTCGCATACGAGCACCTGCGGGAGGACCTGCAGGAGGTCAGCCGGCCGTTTGGCGAGCTTGCCCGGCACATCGTCGAGATACTGCCGCGCAACGCCGAGCGCACCGTCACGCTGCGCAAGCTGATCGAGGCAAAGGACGCCGCCGTGCGCTCGCGGCTGTTCGTGCCGATGGATAAAGCGGAGTGTCGACCCTAACCACCCGCGTTAAATCCTGGGCCGAGGTCAGTCTCGACAAGAAAGAATTGCGCGCGCTCATGCGCAGCGCCGGCAACGACATCGCCAACAAGACCCGCCGGCTGATTAGCCGGGGCGGCGGCTCGGGCCGGCTCTACTATGGTGGCGGCGGGTCGGCCTATCGCGGCGCGTATCGGCCGGGACGCTATCGGGCCTCGGCACCGGGCGACCCGCCTGTGAGGATAACAGGCTCGCTCGCGCAATCGCTCCGCACCTACGTTTGGCCGAGCGGTGAAGGGTTCGCGGTCCGCGAGCGGCAATTCTATTCGCTGTTTCTGGAAGCCGGCGCGCAGGGTGGCGGCAATCCCGGCCACAAGGCGACCGCCAAGCTCCGCGCGCAAGGCCGGCGGGCGCGTGGCGTCTATGCGAGCCGCGTGTTGCTGCCGCGTCCGCACCTCGACCGCGTGATGGCGGCCGAGGCGGCAAATCTCGAACGCCGAGTCGGACAGGCGATGCGCCAGGGCGCGAAATGGCGGCAGACAAAGTGATCCTCGGCCCGACCATCGACCATCTGCGCGCGAATTGCCCGATCTTCTCCGGGCGCGTGGCCGGCGCTGCGGATTACGTGCAAGGGCTGCGCAACTACAATGAAAACATGACGCTGCCAGCCGCCTACGTCGTGCCGCTGGCGCAGGATGCCGAGGCCGGGCAATACGGCCCGAACCAACAGATGACCGGGCTTTATGAGATTGTCGACAAGGTGACCGGTGTCATCGTCGAATTCGACGCGCGCACCGACCGGCGCGGGCAGGTCCCGGCCATGCAATACGACGAGGTCGAGGCCGCGCTGTTCGCCGCGCTGCTCAACTGGACTCCGGTCGGCTGCGTCGTGCCGAACAAGCAGGGCTATGCGTTCCAAGGCGGCCGGTTCCTCGACCTTGACCGGGCGCGGCTGTTCTACCAGTGGGAATTCCTGCTCCGCTACCAATTGACCGACGAGGACGGGTGGCAAGACACCGAGGGCGAGGACCTGCGCAGCATCGAAATCGACATCTTCCACAAAGAGGGCGCGGCAATCATCGAGGCCCCGCCCGACGTGCCGGCCGCCATTGTGCGCATCAATATGTGGCCGTTCACCGTGTGGGATGACGCGACAACCTGGGATGACGGCCTCACGGTGTGGGACCCGCCGAAAGGATGAGCGAATGATCGTCGAGATTCTGTTCGTGGTGACGATGTTTTTATGGTTCCTGTGCGTGTTGCCGGTGCAGCAGATGCAGTCCTATGCGCCGGCTGCGCCGTGGCTGGCGTTTATCGCGGTCCTGTTGCTCGGGATTTTCGTTTTCGTGCCGGGTCTGCGATGACCTCCGCAATCGACGCCACAAAACCGGCCGAGGGGCAGGCGTACACCATCGACGTGCGCGAAAATTTCAGCATCGCGCGTGACGAAATCTCAGCGTTGCAGGACCTCGTCGCCGCGATGCAGGAGCAAATCGACAGCATTGCGGTCGTCGCGCAAACGGGAACCTGGGCGTGGGTGGCCGCGCCGCTCACCGGCACCCTCGCGCCGCCGGTAAAGCCCTCGGCCGGCGTCGACACCGACGACCCCACATTGGCGACCGTGCTGTCGCTGACACCCGCGAGCCTCGACGGCACCGATTTCTCGGCCTTGCTGCAAGCTCTCGTGGCCGGCGACGGTCTCTTGCTGCAGGAGCGCACCAACGCCGCGAACCGGATGCGCTTTCGCATCACCGCACCGGGCACGGTCGCGGGCGATTGGATCACGTTGCCAATCACCCTCGACCTCGTCGCGGGCGTCGAGCCGGCCGACGGTTCCGACGTCGCGTTGCTGTTTATGTTGTCACCTAGCGGAGGACCCTGAGATGAAAGTTAAGCCTGCCGAAGGTCGCGCCGTCCGCGACGAGCGCACCATGCAATTGCTGCCGCCCGAGGGGCGCGATGTCCCGAACAGCGCCTATTGGCAACGCCGCTTGCGCGATGGCGATGTCGTGGCGGCCGATGGCGGACAACAGCCGCACGCGGCGCATCAGTCGCCGGAACACCGGCGCGCTGTTCCGAGGGTCGAGGAAAAAGGGGAGTAAGCTGCTATGGCGATCAATTTCACTTATTACCCATCGTCGAACCGGGTCCCCGGCGTCTATGTCGAAATGGACCCGAGCCAAGCGAACTCGGCGCAGACGTTCCAACGCTCGCTCGTGCTCGGCCAGATCACAAGCGCCGGCAACGCCGTGCCGCTCGAACCGTTCGAGGTCGAGAGCCTCGCGCAGGTCCAAACCGCCTGCGGGCGCGGCTCGATGCTCGAACAAATGGCCGAATCCTACCTCACCGGGGACAATTTCGGCGATCTGTGGCTCTTGCCGTTCGACGACAACGTCGCCGGGCAAGCGGCGGTCGGGTCGGTGCTGTTCGCCGGCACCGCCACGCAAAACGGCACGCTGAACCTCTACATCGGCGGGATGCGGGTGCAGGTCCCGGTGAGCCTCAACGACACCGCCGCGATGGTGGCGACCAACACGGCGGCGGTGATTACGCAAAATCCCGACCTTGCCGTCACCGCTGCCGCCGCCACCGGCACGCTGACGCTGACCGCCAACAACAAAGGCGAGGCCGGCAACGACATCGACATCCGGTTAAACTATCTCGGGCAGGCTGGCGGCGAGTCCACGCCGGCCGGGATCACCGCGACGATTACGGCGATGACCGGCGGCAGCGCGAACCCGAACATCGCGGCCGGCCTCGCGAATCTCTCGGATCAAACCTTCGATTTCATCGTGACGCCGTACACCGACACCGCGAACCTCGACGCAATGAAAGAGTTTCTCGACGACGCGCAAGGTCGGTGGTCGTGGGAACAGATGCTCTATGGCGGCGCGTTCTCGGCCTTCACCGGCACGCTCGGCGAGTGCACCGCGTTTGGCACCGGGCGGAACGATCAGCACATGAGCATCATCAGTTACCACGACAGTCCCGACCCGCCGTGGATATGGGCCTCGCAGATTGGCGCGCGCTGCGCCGGTTCTCTGCGCGTCGACCCCGGGCTGCCGCTGCAATACATCGGCACCAACCTAAAGGCCCCGCCGATCCCGAGCCGGTGGACCCTCGGCGAGCGGAACACCCTGCTTTACGATGGCATGTCGACATTTCGGGTCGCCGACGACGGCACCGTCACCATCGAGCGCATGTGCACGACCTATCAGAAGAACCTCGCCGGTGCGCCCGATGACAGCTACCTCGACGTCGAGACGATGTACGGGTTGATGTTCGTGGCACGCGACCTCTCGACCTACCTGTTGAGCCGCTACCAGCGAAAGAAGCTCGTCAGCGACACGACGATCATTCAGCCCGGCTCCAATTGCGTGAATTCGCCAATGATCCGGGCCTCGACGGTGGCCGAATACAAGGCGCTCGAAGCGGCCGGGTATGTGCAAAACTCGCTGACGTTTCAGCAGAACATCGTCGTCGAGAATGCCGGGCACGGTCTCGTCAAAATCCTCGCGCCCGTCGACCTCGTCAATCAATTGCGGCAGATCGCGATCCTGTTGCAATTCCGCAAGAGCTAGGCCGGCTGGCGGCGCTCGTAACTTTGGAGGGCTAAAATGGCTGCATGTGAACGGCTCGCCGGTGTCACCACACTCGCCATCGACGGCACGCACTATATGGTCGTGTCGGATGTCGTGTGGTCGCCCGCGAAATGGAAACGCGAGACCCTCGTCGGCCTCGACAGCGTGCACGGGTATTCCGAGGTCCCGCTGCAGGGGTTCATCGAGGCGACGCTCCGCGATAGCGGCAGCATCTCGGTCGGGACCTTCAACGACATGCGCTGCGTCGAGGTGCAGATCGCCCTCGCCAACGGCAAGACCATCGCCGGCGCGAACATGTGGAACACCACCGCGCTAGAGGTCCGTGCCGCCGAGGGCACGTTCCAAGTCCGCTTTGACGGGCAGGATGTATCGGAGCAGTAGGATGGAAAGCACCCAGGTCGGCAACGGCAACGGGTACTCGGACGGATACCCGTTCGACGAGCACGCGATCACGCACGACATCGTCATCGACCCGCCCGTCGAATTCTCGGACGGCAAAACGTATGACCATTTGCACCTCGCCGAGCCGCTCGCCGGGCAGATGCGGCAAGCGGAGAATGAGCTAAAGGGCGAGGTCAACGTCTACACGCTGCGCTCGTATCAGATCGCGCTCGTGTCGCACTGCAGCGGCGTGCCGCGCGGGGTTATCGAAAAGATGCGGATCAGCCAAGTCGACGAGGCATCCGCTTTTTTGCAGCGATTTACGCGCGGTGGCCGAGCAACTGGCGCGAATTGATCGCCGACCTCGCGATGGTTTGGCGTTGGGGTCCGCTCGACGGCTGGCAACTGACCGGCACCGAATTGCGATGGTGGGCCGAGCAATCCCGCCGCATCGCAGCCGAGCGCCGGGCCGCCGCAGACGACGAATAGATGCCCGGCTATAGCGTCACCTTTTCGGTCGTCGACGAGGCGACCGAGAAAATCGAGAAGATCAATAAGAGCATCCGGCAAATGCGCGAGCCGATGGAACGGCAGGCGCGCGCGTTTAACAAGCTCGTCGACGAAACCGGGTTAAAAAGCATCGCCGAGGGGTTCCGCGAAATCTCGCGCGGCGCGCTCGAATCGTTCGACTCGCTCGGGCGGCTCGTGCCGCTCATACAAGGGCTGACCGGCCCCGCCGTCATCGCCGGCCTCGTCAAGCTGACAAACAGCTTCGCCGATTGGTCGCGCACATTGGGGCAATCCGCCGCGCTCGCCGGCACGAGCGCCGACAAGTTTCAAGAGCTACAGAACGCCGCGAAGATCGTTGGCGGGTCGGCCGACGATATGACCAAATCGCTGCTCGGCGTCGAGAGCACCTTGCACAACATCGTCACCGGGCAGGCCCCGCAGGCGGCGATGGCGTACCGACGGGCGGGAATTGCGTTCCGCGACAGTGTCACCGGTCAGCGCCGCCACGCCGCCGAGGTCATCCCGGACATCATCAAGTATCTCGGGACGCTGCGCAGCGCGCAGGATCAACAGGCCGAGGCAACCCGCCTCGGTGCGACCGAGCTATTCAGCTTTTATCAGGACCTCAAAGAGAGCGGCGTCTCGGTCGACGAGGCGATTGAGCGCGCGCAGAAAATGGGGACCGTCAATGAGGCAAACCGAAAGGCTTTGCGCCGTTACCGCGAGGCGGTGGGCGACCTCGATGTGGCATTTACCAATCTCGGCGGCGCGATAGCCGGTGCGGTCTCGCCGGTCCTCGTGCCGGTGTTGCACGTCATGACCGACAACATCAATCTCGTGGCGGGTGCGGCGGGCACGGTCGCAACCATTTTTACCGTGCGATGGGGCATCAGGTCTGCCGCTGCGGTCGGCCGTCTCGCCGCGTCGGTTCTCGGACTCAACACGCTACTCGGGATAACCGCCGCGACGGCCGCCTCGGCGGTTGCGGGCCTCTCTGCTTTGGCTGCGGCCGCTCTCTCGGCCTTTAGCGCCTATACACTCTTGAAACAGGGGACCGGGCGGCCGGGTAGCTGGACCGATCCGCGCAACCCGAACCGTTTTCTCGATCCGTCGATGCCATTCGGCACGGGCAATGAAAACCCGTTCGAGTGGAAGCCCGAAGAATTCGGGCCGCCCATGCCGCCGCCACCCATACCCGCCCCGCCGCCGCTCCCCGGCGCACCCGTCGCACCCGCCGCGCCGCCGACGCCAAATTACACCGTGCCGCTGCAACCTGGCGCTGGCGGAATTCAGATACCGCCGCCGCTCCCCGGCGCACCCGTCGCACCCGCCGCGCCGCCGACGCCAAATTACACCGTGCCGCTGCAACCTGGCGCTGGCGGAATTCAGATACCGCCGCCGCTCCCCGGCGCACCCGTCGCAC